AGGGTGGCGACGGCGGCAAGCCTGGGGGCGGTGGAGCCGGCGGCGGGGCCTGCATCGGCGGCACGTCTGGAGCCGGCGGGCTCGGCGGACCCGGTTGCGTCTCGATCATCCAAGCATGAGCGAAGTGTGGACGGGGCACGAAGCGTTCCGCCCGCACCTCATGCCGATCGCGGACCTCACGCCTGATCCGACGAACGCGCGCAAGCACCCGGAGCGCAACCTCGAGACGATCAAGAAGTCTCTCGAGCGATTCGGTCAGGTGCTCCCGATCCTCCACCGTGGCGGGCAGATCGTCGCGGGCCACGGGCGCGCGCAAGCCGCGAGCCTACTCGGGTGGACGCACCTCGCGGCGCTCGACGTGGACACGCTGAGCGAGGAGGAGGCCCGGGCTCTCGCGCTGATCGACAACAAGAGCAGCGAGCTAGCGGAGTGGGACCTCACCATGCTCGGCAAGATCATGGACGAGCTGCCGCCTGAGCTTCAGGACTTCACGGGCTTCGCGAAGTTCGAGCGCGAGGCGCTGCTGCAGCCCGCGAAGCCCGGTCCGGCGATGGTTTCGATCGAGGTCACGAAGGAGCAGCACGTCGTGATCGAGGCCGCGGTGAAGAAGCTCCGTGAGGGCGAGGGCGACGAGGCGATCAAGGTCGGGCGAGCACTCGAATTGATCTGCGCTGACTGGTTGTCTTAACCTACGGCGCATGTCGGTCGTCAGTTTCACCCGCGAGCTGAAGCTCCGAGAGACGAACACGATCCTGCGCCTCATCAAGCGCGGGCACACGGTCCCCGAGATCGCGGAGACGCTGAAGCTCCCCGAGCGCAACGTCAGGGCGCATTGGGAGCGCATCCGCAAGCGATGGCTCAAGGAGGGCGACGAGCTACGCGACGCGATCAAGGCGAAGCTGGACGCGCAGTACGACGCGGTTCTCGTCGCCGGGTGGCAAGCGTGGGAGCGGTCGCTCGAGGAGGAGAGCGAGACGGTGCAGGCTCTCCACAGTCAGGCGGGCACTGACCGGAAGATTGCGAGCGTGCGGAAGCGTCGGGCCCGGGCTCAGCCCGCGATCCTGAACGTGATCGTGCGCGCGCTCGAGGCGAAGGCTGAGCTGCACGGGCTCCGTCAGCCGGCGCAGGTGTTCGTCTCCGCGACCGCGCGCGCGAACGGCATGAACGCGATCGCTTCCGCGCGCGTGCTCGTGATCCAGGGCGGACACGAGATCGACATTGACTCGCTCCGCACGATCCCCGCAGAGGGGGAGCCGATCGACGTGACGCCGCAGGGGCTCCCGCCCGTGCTCGACGCCGCGACCGTTCCGCTACCCGAGTGAGCGACCTTGGCATCAAGTTCGAGCTGCCCATCACCACGGAGCGGCAGCTCAACGTGTTCGTGCAGTCGGCCTTCGGCGTGATCATCCCGAACGTCCACGTCTGCCCGACGCACTCGACGCCGTGGGAGGTGTTCGCTGACTCCTACTTCGCGCGCGCCCCCGTGGTCGTGGTGAAGGGGAGTCGCGGCTTCGCAGGCAAGAGCCACCTCATGTCGGTCCTTGGGCTCACGAGCGCGATCACCCTCGGGGCCGACGTGAACGTGCTCGGGGGCTCGGGGCAGCAGAGCGCGCGCGTGCTCGAGACGATGCAGAGCCTCTGGCTCCGCACGCCGCTCAAGACGATGCTCGAGGGCGAGGCCGCGCGCAAGACGAGGCTCACGAACGGCGCGATCATCACGGCGCTCGCGGCCTCGCAGACTTCAGTGCGCGGCCCGCACATCCCGCGGCTCTTGCTGGACGAGGTGGACGAGATGGACCTCGGCCTCTTGAACGCGAGCCTCGGCCAGCCGATGAGCCGCAACGGGGTCCCCGCCTGCACGACCATCGGGAGCACGCACCACAATCCCGACGGCACGTTCACGGAGATCCTGAAGCAAGCGGCCGAGCGCGGGTGGGCGGTCCACGAGGTCTGCTTCCGCGAGAACCTCAAGCCGCACGGGTGGCTCGACCCGGCTGAGGTGGAGCGCGCGCGCCTCACGATGCCGAAGGCGATGTTCGAGACGGAGGTCGAGCTTCAGGAGCCGTCGCCGGAAGGCCGCGCGATTGACACGGAAGCGGTCAACTGGATGTTCAAGCGAGAGATCGGCGAGCACGAGGGGCGCGAGGGCGAGTATGTCGAGCTGCCGATCGTGGCTCCGTTCCCTGGACGCTTCGCCACGGGCGCGGACTGGGCGCGCAAGACGGACCGCACGGTGATCGTCACGCTGCGAATGGACGTGAAGCCGTACCGGGTGATGGCATTCCAGACGATGAATCGCCGCCCCTGGCCCTACATGATCGGGCAGTTCGACGAGCGCGTGAAGAAGTTCCCGCGCAAGGCGGCGCACGACGCGCTCGGAGTGGGCGACGTGGTGAGCGGGTTTATGAAGTCGCGCGCGGAGGAGGTGCTCATGGTGGGGCGCGCGCGGCAAGACTTGTTCACGAACGTGGTGAGCGCGATCGAGCGTCACGAGATCGAAGGGCCGTTCATTCGGTCCTTCTTCGATGACCTCCGCTACGTCACGAACGACGACCTCTATGGCTCGGGCCACCCGCCTGACTCACTCGTCGCGCTCGCGATGGCATATCATGCGGCCCGCAGCTCGGGATACGGCTTCGCTGTCGCCTGAGCCGAGAAAGGAGACAAGCATGGAACGGCCCGAACCCGAGCCCGAGGTGCCCGCTGCACCCGCGCCCGAGGAGGCAGCTCCCGCCGAGGCAACGCCCGCGGAAGCTCCCGCATCCGAACCCGCGCCCGACGCTCCCGCGTCCTGAGCGGTCGAAGGTGGGGGGTGTCACCACGCCCCCCATCTTCACTTCGCGCACGCGAGCGCGTAGACTCCACCACCGAGCGAGGTAGCGATGGGTTTCATTCAGCGCGCGTTGCAGCTTCTCCCTTCGTCCTTGCAGCTCTTGCCCGGTCAGGCGACAGCACCGCAGGCGGAAACCGGCGAGGAGCTTCCGCTCACGCGCCCGCGCCCGAACATCCTCACCACGTTCGCGCGCAACATGTTCAAGGGCATCCTCCAGGGCAACGTGCCGCCCAAGTGGGACGGCGCGTCGTTCCTCGGCGCGTACTCGCTCTCTCCGTGGCTCCGCGCGACGACCGACAAGATCGCCTACCAGACGGCGACGACTCAGTGGTACGTCAAGGGCACGAAGGACAAGCACTCGAAGAAATTCGTGAAGGCCGAGCTGATGGGCGATCAGCGCGCGCGCATGAAGGCGCTCGCGATGGCGGGCTTCGAGACGGAGGACTTCCCCGATCACCCGCTCGTGAAGCTGCTCGCGCAGCCGTGCCCCTACTTGCCGGGCATCGCGGTGAAGATGCTGTGGCAAATCTATATCGACATCGTGGGCGAAGCGTTCTTCGTGATCGAGCGCGAGGGCGGCGACGGACCTCCGATCGCGCTCTACCCCGTGCCCCCCTATTGGGTGCGGACGGTGCCGCGACCGGGCGCGCCGTTCTACTGGCTCCAGTGGAAAACGCTGAACATGAAGATCCCGCCGAGCGGGATGTATTGGGACCGCACGCTGGACCCCGCGGACCCCTACTGGCGCGGCTCGGGCCTGATGATGACGCTCGGCGACGAGCTGGCCGCGCTCGAGAACAGCTCGAAGCTCGTGAACTTCATGGCATACAACCGGGCGCGGCCCGACATGCTGATCTCGCTCCCGAACTTCGATGAGGAGAAGCTCGTCGAGTTCAAGCAGGCGTGGCAGTCGGAGCTGAAGGGGATCAGCAAGGTCGGCAAGAGCTTCTTCACGAACACCGAAGCGAAGGTGGAGAAGATGGCCACCGACTTCGTTCACATGCAGCTTTTCGAGCTGCAAGGAACGATGCGCGACACGGTGCGCCAGACCCCGGGCGTGCCGCCTGAGATCCTCGGCATCACGGAGACGAGCAACCGCGCGACGATCGACGCCGCCGACTACATCATGGCGAAGCACGTCACGGAGCCGCGCCTCGAGCGGCAGCGCGAGTTCCTGAACACGCACGTCGTGCCCGAGTTCGACTCGCGCATTCTGCTCGAGTACGAATCCCCCGTGGAGCTGGACAAGAGCTTCAGCCTGCAGACCCTCACCGCCATGCCCGCCGGCGCTCAGGTGAACGACTGGCGGAAGCTCGCGGGCCTCGAGCCGCTGGACAAGGCGGCGGGCGGCGAGCTGTTCGTGGTGACGGCGAACGCGAGCCTGAAGGAGACGCTGCTCGAGGCTGAGCCGCCGCCCGTGCCGCTGCTCCCTGGTGGCGGTGGGCCTCCCGCCCCTGGCGAGGCTCTCCCGCTGATCCCTGGCGACGAGCCTCCGCTCCCGCTGACGGCGACACCCGGCGAGGGCTCCATCACGCGGAAGGATCTGCGCGGGCTCATCAAGGAGGCGTTCGACGTGCCGAGGCTGACGCCCGACGCGCGGCGCATCATCGAGCGGCACCTCCGTCTCAAGGGGCGCATCCCCACGGCGGCGACGGTCTACTACTGCGGGCTCGTGCTCGGGCGCGAGAACCCGGAGCTGATCAAGGCGTTCGGGAAGCCGACAGAGGCGGACCTCCGCACGCTGGACCTCTACCTCGAGCCGATCGGCAAGAGCGACCGGGAGTATGTGCGCGACGACGGAGGCCGTTTCGCGGAGACGGCGGGCGGTGGAGGCTCGGAGGCCGACAAGGGTCCCGAGGGTGGCGATGCGGGCGAGCGATCAGCGGCGGGCCGAGCGCAGGCCAAGGAGCCGACCGCACCGATCCCAAAAGGCGAGAAGGAGTACGATCCTCCGACGACGGAGGACGATGACGGCGACGGCGTGTATGACTTCGCGCGCGTGGGCGTGCCCGCGCACGAGGTGCCCCCGCCCCCGAGCATCGGCCGACTCCCGAACCTGAGCGACGACGAGCGCGCGGTCGAGAGCGCGTTCGCGGACGCCTACCAGAAGGACCCCGAGGGCATGGCTGAGCGGTTCCGCGCGGCGGTGAACAGCGGGGAGTTCGGCATCAAGAACACGCCCCCCACGTTCGGCACCGACGACGCGAAGAACCTCTCGGCCGCGTGGACGCCGCCCGACTCTGCGGGCAAGACGCCCGAACA